TTCTCATCTGGTTCGCGTTGTTTCAGCCATTTCCGCGGCAGCGTGACGCCAAGCATAACATCGCTGGCCTGTTTGATAGCGTCTCCACCATAGAGAGCTTGGTCAGTGAACCGCCATGACGACGCGCTGGTCTGCGAGCCGCGAGTGAGCTGGGCCAAGAGGAAGATCGGGATATCCAGTTCCTTCGCCAATTCCTTGAATGCCATCGCCGCATATTCAATGGTTTCGATCTTCTGCCAGCGCGGGTTATCCGGCTTGATGAGCAGGACGTGATCGATCGCGGCGCATCCCAATCCGTAGCGACGATGCATCACCCTCACCTTCTTGCAGATGCGAGATGTGGTTTGCCGTCCGGTTTCGTCGATCAGGATTTGAACCTCTGCGGCTCGAGCGGCGGCGGATCGCAGGCGCTCGTATTCGAACATCTCGATATCGCCGGCACGCTGCTTGCGAACCGAAACCTCAGCCCATGCCGCCATGGCTCGGCGCGCAATTTGTGTGGCCTGCATTTCCATGGAGACGAAGAATGCGGGCTTACCGACGCCGGGACGGGCAGCGTGATGGATGATCTGCATGGCGAGGGTGGTCTTGCCATGCCCTGAGGGTGCGGCAAGCGTCACCAGATCGCCGCCCATGACCGGCCCGACAAGGTTATCCAATTCCTGGATGCCGGTGCGGAGCCCGATCTGGATTTCCTCGCGGACGCGGAAGTTCTCAGCGGTCTTTGACAAGGATTCCTGTGCCGCGTCGTGCAGCCACTTGATATTAGAGAACTCGCTATCCCGAACCGTGGATAGCAGTTCGGATTCGATCTCCGCCAGAATGTCGTCCGTGGACTTGGCCGGGTCTTTCGCGGCCTTCCCTGCCTTCTGCACCAGATTGAGGACGCGGCGGCGCTTAAATTCCTCCCGGATCACGTCAGCATAATCGAGAGCCGATCCGGCTTCGGCGGCGTTCTCTTTCAGAACTGCGATCAGTGCCACATAGGGCTTTCCGTCGTCATATTCCTCCGGCAGCGCGGCTTGCAGCGTTGATGATGATACTTGCCTCCCGCGCTCCATAAGGTCGCCTACGGCTTCGTAAATGCCTCTGTGAGCGTCGTCCGTCAGCATTTCTATGCGGATCAGGTCTTTCGCATCCCAATATTCATGGGGATTGCGAAGGAGACAGCCGATGAAGGCGCGCTCATTCGCGAGAAGGTCGGGCTTCATGCATTCTCCCGCGAATGTTCGCGCCACAGGTCCAAGTAATCTTTGCCGGCGGGAGGCTCCGCCGCGACGTTGCAGCGGATGCCCTGCTCCACCATCCGAACCCATAGAGCCCGAGCCGCCTTGCGACCGGCTGGGATTGATTCCACGTAAGCGCCGTCTTTCTTGCGGAGTGGCTTGTCGCCATCGGGGACGACGACGACTTGTCCGACGCCGAGCGGGATTTCGATGCCTTGCATCCCGGACGTCGAGAGCGCGGCCCAGCACGGATGCTTCATGCCGGTGAGCAGCCAATAACCGAATGCGGATTCGATGCCTTCGGCCACTGAGATCTTCGATCCCAAGCCGCCAAGCCGCACCGCGCCGCCGCCAGCCGGACCAAGGCCCAGCTTCGGACTATCGACGTCCAGCTTCCGCGCGTCGGCCCGCAGATAGATGCGCCAGATCGCGATCAGCTTGCCGTAGATGTCATCGACGCGACAGATCAGCGCCGGGTAACGTCCAGATTTGCCGGGATACGGCAGCGCAGGATGAAAGCGCAGACAATGGGGCCACGCTTCCGGCGTCGGGATGCCTCGGCTATTGAGATACTGAGCGCCCAGCGTGCCATGGAGCGCGGTAGAGACATCCCATATCCATTGAGCGGCCTCTCGTGTGTTCTTTTCATAGGCCGCTTCCTGCGCCTCTCTAGCCTTCTGGCGGGCTTGCGCGGCGAGACGTTGGCGATTGCGCTCCGCTTTCTCAGCCTCACTGAGAGGCTTTGCGCGCCGTCCTGACGGGTTCGGCTCGCCTGTTAATTCTTCGCAGACTTCGAGGAACGATAACCCGGCGATATGCTGAACCATGCTGATCGCGCCACGGCCACCCCGGAGCCCCCGGCAATTCCACTTGTGCCGTTGCTGGTTGACGGAGAATCGATCTCGCCCACCGCAGGCCGGACATGGGCCAATCCACTCCCGGCCGGCGCGCTTCAAAACGGCGTTGTATTTGATAGCCGTCTCGTAAAGGTCGCATTCATCGGCGCGGGCTCGCCAGTCCTCGAAGCGGTCCAGCATCAGGCGGCGCTCCCGAACAGATCACCGCCCTTTGCGCGGCCCATCGGCGTGAACTGAATGCGAAGCCATTCCGCGATCAGCGCAGCCTCGGCGGCATCCTTCGACGGCACGGCCCAACCGAGTTGCTTACAGCGCGTGAGAGCTTGTCCTTTCCACCACTCCGATGAGTTGGCGGTGCCCTTCGGCGCGTGACGGACGCCGTGGATCACGGATCGCCATTCCTGGTTGTTGATCTCTTTGTATTCGATGCCAAGCGCCTCGCAGACCTCGATGGCATGGGCGCGGACACCGTACAGCCCGAGCAAGGTCTGCATATTGGTGAGCGGCTGCTTGGTCTTGATGACCGACTTTCCGAAGGCATCGTTGGGCCGATACGCGACGCTGGTTCGCGTCATATCGGACCTCAACGGTTCTTCGATGGCGACCCAGTCGGGACGATGCCGGCGAAGGAAGCCGGTCCACCACGTCCTGAACTCGTGAAACGCCTTGCCCTGCCCGACTCCCTTGGCGTGGAAGGCCTCGGCCAACACAAACCGGTCGCCGTCGAGAACGGCGGCGCCGGAGTTGCGTAGGGCTTGGTCGAGGCCGACGAAACGCATGGGTCAGGCCGCTTCCTTCTCGCGATCAAGTTGACCGAAGCCCTTGGCAAGAACGGCCTGGCCGTCGGCGTGGCCGTCCATCCAGCGCTTGTACTGAGACGTGGACGGATCATGAGGCGGCCTGGCGGTTTCACCCGCCATCCCTGCACGCTTGCCGGCGTCATAAGCCTTGTCATCGGCGGGCTGACGCGCGTCCGCGAACAGATCGACCTGGACACCGACACCATTCCAGATTGCGATCTCGTGCTCTTCCGCCAGCCTTGCGCGGAATGCCGCCTCGCCTTCCGGTGTGCGGAGAGCAAGTGCTAGCTTCACCGCATTGACCGAACCGCCTTCGGCCTTGATGAGCTTGGCGACGTTCTTGAGGTCCGCGTCGGCTTTCTTTTTCACCTCGAGAGCCTTGGCGTATGCCGGTACATGCTGGTTGAGGTGGAGCGCCTGACGCTGTTCATCGGTCAGGCTGCTGTTGTGGCCGGCCTTTGCCGGCTCGCCTTCCTTCGTCTTGTTCTTACTGCCAGGTGGGCGTCCCATCCGCATCTCCTATGCTTGCTTGGGTTTGTCGCGATTTAACCAGCGCACTTCGGCACGGCCGTCGTATCCCTTGAGAAATACGAGCCAGCAGAAGTCCTGCTTCCCGCCTGACGGCTCTTTGCCTTTGGCCTCGTATTCGAGCGCAACCGGCCCCGGCGGCATTGAAGGGCGCGGCGTGAGATACCAAAGCCGGTAGAGCGGAAGTTCTTTGATCCATGCGCCCGCAGCATTGAGGCGGCGCGTCGGCATAATCATCGCGACTTTTCGGCGTGCACGCCGCATTGCCTGTCGAGCGAATGCTTCGCTCAGCTCGAACGGCTGGTTCATAATGATGTTGTCAGCCGCCATTCCTGATTTCAGGAAGTCGCAAACCGCATAGTAATCGTATCCGCGATCCACGATGTCGCAGCCGTGCGCCTCATAGCCAAGATCGCGTGCAGCCTGGACAATACGGCCCGATCCACAACACGGATCGAGAATATCGCCCTCGAACTGCTCTTCCTCGAACAACCGGCGCGAACACCAACGGCTTTCGATGTACCATTCATTGGCTTCAACGGGCCAAGAATGGGCAGCGACGGGCTTGGCGACTGTGGTAGCGACGCTCATGCCGCCTCCCTGGCCGCACGCTCATGCTCCGCCAGTTCGCGGATGCGTTCCTTGACGATGGTTTCCGGCTTCACGCCGTCGCGCTTTGCGGCTTCGATCAGCCACGCTTGCAGATCGGGCGGGAATACCTGGAGGAAGTTGTTGGAGGTGCGCCGGGTCATGCTGCTTCCCTCATCTCTAATTCAGCGGCTCGCCTCGCCCGATACTTGGCCTTACGACGCTCGGAGCGGAGCGCACACTTCTCTGTTTGAAAGTATTCGACGACAACGCGGGGGCTCTTATTCAAGACCCGAGCAATTGTTCTAAAGCCGTAGCCGCACTCGTTGTGTAACCGCTTCGCAATCACGCGACGAATTGCAACGATGCGCGCCGCCTTGCACGCTCCGGTGACGTCGGCAAGCGTGACGCTCGTGCGCGAAAGCACGTCGGCAAGGACTGCCTCGTGCGGCGGGACCAGCGTGGACAAATCGCCCACCTTGTTCTCAACCACAAAGCCGCGCCGCTTCATCGCATCGATGACAACCCCAATATTGAAGGTTCTCTCATTGAGATAAACCGCAACAGCACGACGATTTGGCGGAATGGCCTTCGTGTCGCGCAAGTGATTTATCGCAACGTAGACGACGGACTGCTTCTTCGTGAGCCCGATCATGCCGAGGCTCCCGCGACGTACTTCGCATTACGGATCGCGGCTCTCTCGGATGCCGTGCCGTTGCCCCATGCCAGCGCTTTGTGCGCGGCGCAGTAACTTGAGCCATCCGCAGTCCGGCAGCCGCAGAACGTGTGCGGGATGCCTTTCTCTGGATCGCCGCCCTCATCCGGCCAGCGGCATTCCATGGCTTTCAGTTCGAGTATTGAAACGTGACGAGACGGCACCTCCGCGGTGCGCGGCGTGAACGTTTCTTCAATCGAGGACGACGGCGCCCTCTTCTGCCGCATGCGATTGATGGCTTGGATTTGCGGGCCGACCGCAACCGTCGTGCGCTCGCTCTTGCGCACCGGTGCGAGCCGGGCAATCTTTGCGGTTCGGTACGCCGGATCGCGAGCCTTCTCATTCACGCCGAGGCGATGAAGACGACCAATGACGCTCGACCTGGTGAACGATGTTCCGTGCTTTTCGTTGATGAGCGCGGCTATCTGGGAGCATGACGCGCCGCAACGGCTGAGGGAAACAAGCTCATCGTCGTAATCGACCCATTTAGACACAAGCGCACGAGAAACGCTTTTCTCAGGCCTAATGCCGAGTGTCTTTGAGCGGCAATAAACCGCTCCGGTCGTGTACGCCGTTCCGAATTTTTCGTTCAATTCGATAGCGATTGCACTTGGCAGCAGCTTCGATATGCGCGCCGCGAGAAACTCGTCATGCTCTTTTGTCCAGCGAACGACCCCCATCACGACACCGCCCGGATGCGCCGGCAATCGGCTTGAAGCAGGGAAATATTGTCCTTCACGTCCTCCGCGCGGCGCTCAATGGCCTCTGCCTCGCGCGGCGTGACTTTTCCGTCAGCGGCGGCGTTGCACATCTCGGAAATCAGTTCGCCGGATTCGATACCGACTGCGCCGATGTGACGAGTAATGTCCTCGGTCTGAGTGCCTCGCTCCTCGCGCACCAGAGCAAACCCGCGCAGATCAGCCCAAGCCCGCAAGATGCGATCACCGCCGGACAGCGCGTCCAGATCCATCGCAACATCGAGCGGAATGAACTCGGGTTGATCCGGGTTGCCGTACCGGCTCAACTGCGA